CGCATTACAGGAGCTAAAGGTGTTGAAAGTAAAACAACAGGGAAAGATCCTTTTCTGGAAAAGCTCGAAAAATACAAAAGCGAATATACAAGATTTTATAAGTGGATAAATTCCGGTGATGAGGCTATTACTCGTGCTGCAAACGAAGAATTTAAAGGACTCTTGAAAGAAGGTGCAACTTATATAGATTATCTTAAAAAACAACGGGATATTATTCTTTCTATTGACATAGAAAGCCGCACAAAAGAGCAAAATGCACAATTGCGCATGCTTAATGATCAAATAGCTGAAGAAACAAAGAAAACAGTATTGGAAGCATTTAACACAGAATTGGCCGAGCAATTGAATAATGCCAAAAACACGCTTGAAATGTTGAATATTATTGCTCAAAAACGCAAGGAATTGGCAGATGACGGTACGGAATTGGATACGGAGAAAAAAGAAACACTCGAAGAGGCCGAGAAATCTGTTTTACAACAACAAAAAGAGGAAACAGAAAAATTATTGGAAGATTATGCTTCCTATCAAGACAAAAAAATTAAGTTGGAAATGGATTTCAACAACGATTTGGCATTACTCGAAAAACGCAGGCTGGAAGCAACAACCGATGCCGAGCGGGAACAGGTAGAAAGAGCAATAGCTAATCGCAAAAAACGTTATGAACAAGAATCAAAGGGAACAGGAGACGTAGAATATGATGAGATGTTGAACGCATATGGTACGTTTGAACAAAAAAAACAGGCCATTATCGATGAATATGACGAGAAACGAAGAATTGCACAAGAACATAACAATGAAGAATTGATTTCAAAGCTGAATGAGGCGCAAGCAAAAGCTATTTCTGCCCTTGCAAGTGAAGAGCTTACAGGAACAGAAGCATGGACAAATTTATTCGGTAATCTTGATGAATTAACGGCACAACAAATAACAGTTTTAATAAATGAGATAGAATCAAAATTCGAAGATTTATCGGGAGTGTTCGATCCGATAGATTTGAACGCAATACGGGATAAATTAAACGAGGCAAGACGGATATTGATTGCAGATAATCCGTTTAAGCAGGTTGGAGAAAGCATAAAAGCGATATTTAAAGAAGCGGGCGATGATTCGAAATCTTCAACGGAAAATATAAAACGCAACTGGAAACAACTTGCTGAGGCAACAGAAGGAAGCTTTGGCTTCATATTGGATGCAATAAATTCAACCGATATTTTAAAAGATGCAATCGGAGAAGTAGGCGAAACTGCGATTTCTTCGCTATCAACCGTTGCAAGCGTGGCAATAGCAACAGCGACGGCAATAAAAACGGCGGAAAAGGCAAGTGTTGTCCTTGCGATCATACAGGCAGCATTAGCTGCTGTTCAGGCCGTTGCAAATGTTGTTTCTTCAATATTTGGCAGCAAAGACAGGAAAATTGAAAAATCCATTCAAAAACACGCAGAAGCAGTCGGTAGACTTCAGGCAGCATATGCACAATTATCGTGGGAGATTGATAAAGCATTAGGCAGTGCAGTTTACAAGCAGCAACAGGCCGCAATTGCCAACATGGAATATCAAAGAGAACAACTGAGGGCGATGTGGGAAAAGGAAGAATCAAAGAAAAGAACCGATAGAAACAAAGTAAACGAATATAAAGACCAATATGCACAATTAGGACGTGATATTCAAGATATGTTGGATGAGATTTCGGCAGATATTCTTCAAACGGAAGCTAAAAGCTTTGCTGACGAACTTGGCGACGCATTGGTAAATGCTTTCAGTAAAGGTGAAGATGCCGCACAGGCATTTGGAGATACGGTGGATAATGTTATCAAACAAGCGGTATTGAATCAACTAAAAAAGAATTTTCTCGAAAAACAGTTGCAAGGAGCATTGGACAACTTGGAAAAATCGATGGGATATTGGAAAGGTGATGAGTTTGTATTCGATACATTGACCGATGCAGAAATTGCTGCATTTAAAGCGCAAGTTGCAACCATATCTCAAGGTTTCAATCAAGCACTTGGCCAATACGAGAAAATATTTCAAGACATTGAGACGCCTGAGGCAGATGTGTCTTTAACCGGTGCAGTGAAAGGTGTAACAGAAGAAACGGCAAGCATCCTGGCAGGTCAAATGAATGCCATGCGGATCAACCAGATCGAAGCTTCCGATATTTTGCGTCAGCAATTGATGAATTTATCGGTTATTGCGCAAAACACGTCGTACAATGTTCATTTGTCTAAACTGGACAGGATTGTAACACTGCTTGAAGCGCAATCAAGCAGTTCATTAAGATCACAAGGATTGTCATAAAATAATGTGTATCAATAAAATACAATTATTATGAAAATAGCGAGAGAACTTGCAAAAGAGGCCAAAAAAAACGGTATATGCGACACATGGTATAACGAGTTAAAAACACTCGAAGATAAACGGGCAATGGTGCAAATGTATCTAAATGGTATTGATTTCTGCCTTTCAAACGATTATCCGAACAATGATTATATACGTGCAAATTTTAAGGGCGTAATGGAAGAATTTGGCGTTTTTTTGGATGATAATATTGATTTGGTCAATGTAAAAAAGTGTGTTGCACTCGGAGCTACAAAAGGACGTATTGAAGTCAACGGATTTGGTGTTTCGGAAGTATTTGTAAAGCATGAATCAGCTTTAAATATCATTGCAAAAGATAATGCATTTGTAATGATTGATGTATTTGATGATGGCGTTGTTATGATTGACGCACAAGACAATGCTAAAATATGTGTGAATAAATATGGAAATGCAAGAATACATTCAAATAAAGTTGATTCTGCAATGATTAAAATAGTCGAAAAACATAAAAAAACATATTGATATGGATTCAAATAACATAATATTGAATTTGCCTTTCGATGAGCCTTCAGGTTCATTGGTTGCTTACGATTACAGCAGAAACCGTGCTGATGGTCAAGTATTCGGGGCAGCTTTTGTTGCAGGAAAGAACGGCAATGCAATCAAATTTAACGGCGGTGAAGCAACTTGCGAAATTTCGCAAAATGTTCTTTCCAACTTGGCAATGGATTTTTCCATGCTGATGTGGGTGCAAAGCAGCGACATTGATTGCGGTTCGCCTAAAAGATTCATTTGGCTTTTGAATTTTTCCGGTTTGGAAAATTACGTTGAAGTGCCTGTTGAAGCAAATCCGGGAAAATGGTTTTCACTTGCAATGACAAGATACGGTTCGGCTTTTAATTTTTATGTCAATACGACTTTGATTCAAACCGTCAATAATGCGGGTACTTTATTGGGAGTTTCATTGAATCAGGATTATTATGGCGGAAATTATGGTTTGGGATTACTTGACGATGTAAAGATTTACAATGTAGCATTATCTCAAAGTGAAGTGATTGCAGAGTTGCAGGCAAGTAAATTGCAATCATATACTATTGATGGGGTTGATTTCAAGGATTATGGAGTATATGTATCCGATTCCGAAGGTGTTGTAAGTCGTCCGAAATTAAAAGAGCCTCTCTCACTTTCTTGGGATAACTATCATGGTGTAGTTGTCGATTTAAATCATAAGTTTTATGAGCAACGAGAAATCACTCTATCGTGTTTCATCAAGGCAAATTCAAAAAGCGAGTTTGCCATGAAGGTTGCAAAATTCGAGCAATTATTTGATGCACAAGGAACGCAGCGCCTTGTTATTGATATACATCCCACGAAACCATTAATATATGAAGTTTATTGTAAAGATGAGATTGCTATTTCAAAAAAATGGAACGACAATTTGATGGTCGGTACTTTTAAACTGAAATTGATTGAACCGGAACCGGTAAAGCGGATATTGAAACATATCCGTACAGGTGAATCGACAAAAACATGCTCAATAACATTAAAAACAACAAAATTAGTCAATATCTATTGGGGTGACGGAACGGTTGATTATGATGTTTCGGGGGATAAAACACATGATTACACTAAAAATGGCGACTATTATCCTGTAATAACAGGCTGTATTGACGAAATAACGGAATTTTCAACGAATGCAATAATCGTTTGGAATAAAATATAAAATATGGAGCAATTCATTATCACACACATAGACGGAAGTACAATTTCTTTAAGACAGAGAAGCACTGTTATAAATGTAACAAGAGCAACACAATCGGTTGAGTTGCTTGGGAACGACATTGTGGATATATCGGTGGAATCTGCTGTAAAATTGTATTTCCAAATCGGAGATAAAATTACTATTGTCGGCAGAGATTATACGCTAAATATCCCTCCAAAAGAGACAAAGCTGTCGGAAAACAAATTCAGGTATGATCTGCAATTCGAAGGTGTGCAATATGATTTGTCGAGGATAACATACGACGTAAATATCGACACGACAGGGTCTGATTTATATGCCGATGCTCTCACGGGCAACATGAAATTGTTTCTTGGTGTGCTTATTGCAAACATAAATCGTGTTTTTCCGGGTAAATGGGTTCTTGGCACTTATCCGGATGATACGGAAACAAAAACATTGACATTTAGCGAAACAGATAATTGTCTTGCAGTATTGCAGCGACTGTGCGAAGAATATAATCAGGAATTTGACATTGCAATTTCGCAAAACGGTACAAGAACAATCAATATCGGTCAAGCAGGGAAAACAATCGCATTTACTTTTCAATACGGGAAAGGTAAGGGTATTTACGAACTGACAAGAGAAAAAGTTTCTTCTTCGAACATAGTAAACAGATTAAAGGCATATGGCGGATCGAAGAATATTTCGTCAAAATACAGGGCAACGAGATTGTGTTTGCCTGGAAAAAGTAAGTCGCAAAGTTACATTGAAAATGCTGAATCGATAGCGAAATATGGTGTTTGGGAAAATGCAATATATTTTGAGGATATTTTCCCTCAACGCACCGGAGTTATTACGGCACTCGGAGATACGGTATTGAAATTTATCGATAACACGATGGATTTCGATTTGAACGAAAAGGAGGCAGATGGTGTAACAACGAAATATCTGCTTGCAGGAACACCTGCAAAAATACATTTCAATACAGGTAATCTCGCCGGATACGAATTTGAAATTACTTCATATGATCATGCTACGAAGACATTCACAATAAAGTCTTTTAAAGACGAGCGTGACATGGAATTTCCGTCGCCAACGTCAGCTGCATTTCGATTTGCCGCAGGTGACGAATATGTGTTGACAGATATTGCCATGCCGCAAAGCTATATTGATGCGGCAGAGCAAAAATTATTTGAAAAAGGACAAGAATATTTATCGCAAAATTGTCAACCTAAAGTGCAATATTCATTGACATTAGACGAATTTTTCTTGAAAAAAACATTTGGGACAGATGTAGAAACAAATATTTTCTGGGTAGGAGATTATATACCAATAAAGGATGATGATCTTGAAG